GTTTATTAGCTTCCTCGTTAAGAAACATCAAGTATTCATTTGGGTCTTGATTACCTCTACTTGAATTTGACATAATAGTTTTTTAATATTTTTATTTAATTCCCATAAATCATTTAGCTATCAATAGCAACACTCCAGTTGCTAACCCACCCCAAATCAACCAGGTGAACTTGATAACATTTTCCTTGCCTCGCTTCTCGCCTATCTCTGCCGTATTACAGTTTTCTAAGATAGTCACACGCTTAATTATATCAGTCATCTGCTCTTTTAGAGTTGAAGAAAGTGATTCAAATTTACTCATATTAATTCGTATATCATTAACCGAATTATTAAGAGTTTTAATCTCGGAAGCTATTTCTTTTAAGCCATCCTTATATTCAGCTAATGCCTCCTTGACGAAAGCCATTATTGCTTGTAGGTCTAAATCTGCCATACTACTTAGTTTATTAAATTATTAAGGTAGCAACGCTTCCAATGCGTCTGCTTGATTATTTTTATCCTGTGCTTCGTCTTCATCGTTCTTATCTGGAGCAGGACATATATAACTCATAGTTAATTATTTAAGATTTATTAGTAATTACAAATACGATAGTTAACTCATCCACCTACTTGAACAGCACCGCCTAAGTTCATTACGAAGTCTTCGTTAGCAGCACAAGTTATAGTTCCATATTGAGAAACTACCGCGTTATCTAATGAGATAGTTTGCTTTGCGTCTAATGGCATAGGACCAGAGATAGCAGTTGTACCTGATTTGAAAGTAACGGTTACTGCTTGAGTAGGTAAGATTACTAAGAAATCAATAGCGAGATAAGCACCAGGAGCAACGGCTGCTGTTGGGGCTGTTATAAGAGTATTGTCTCCAGAAACATTAGTATTGATTACTGCACTTTTTTGATGTTCATTTAACATAATATATTTTTAATTATTTATTAATTTGGGTGTTAGCACCCTAAAGGTTGCTGATTTTTAACAAAAAACCAGCAAAAAATTAGGGAACTAAGCAACAGCGGCTGTACCATATAAGTTAGTAACAAATCACTCTGTTCCTAAGAATATAAGGTCACAAGCGTCATTGACTGCATTCAAAGTAATGGTTGTACCATTAGCTAAGTTTGAAGGAGTAATGACTGCGTCACCTGTGTATACTGTACAAATTATTGTCTTTGTTTGTCCAGGAACACCGTCAGCTAATGCGTGGGTTGAACCAGCATTATTAGCAATAGTTGTTACACCATTTGTTATTGAAATAGCTGTGTTAGCATTTACAATAGCTTGTGGAGTAAAGACAGTAGTACCAGCTGTAAAGGTATGATTACCTGATGTAGATAAAATATCACCATTATTTAAGGTTAAAGCAGCTGTACCAGTTGCGTTACCAGGGAAAACAGTAACACCGTATTTAGCAAGGCTAAAGTCCTCAGCAGCACCATCGTAACATTGAATGTACTTACCTGTAGTGATAGTTGCTTCGGTAGCATCAATATATAATGCTGAACCTGTTGTCATAGCAGAAGCACTAATATGAAGAGCTTTACCAGCGGCTAAAGCAGCTGATGCAGTAATCTTTACAATAGTTGTTTCGTCTGTTGCAGCGGAAGCAAATTCAGATAAGATAGCACTTGTTCCAGTAGCACCTGAGTGATTAACATAAACTAATCTACCAGCACCTGTAATAGCGGTAGCAGATGAAGCAATATGTAAACCAATACCAGTTGTTAAAGCGTTTAAGGTAGTCATAGCGATACCTGTACCAGTAGTCATACTAGTAGCAGTAATGCTTGCAACTGTTCCTAAAGCTAAAGCGGCTGATGCGGTTAATTGGAATAAGATGGTTTCATCAGTTCCAGCAGTTGAGAACTCAACCAATGTACCTGAAGTAGAAGTAGCACCACTATGCGAGATACTAAGCATTCTACCTGTGGTTGTAATAGCAGTAGCACTTGAAGTGATATTTACTAATAAACCAGTAGTTAATGCGTTAGCAACGACGTGTAATGCTTTACCAGTTGTTAAACCAGCGACAGGTAAGTAAACAGCTGTACCAGTAGTTAAACCACTTGGAGTGATTGTCATAAAGGAAGTTGTTGTAGAACCTGTGAATACACCAGAACCAGCAAATACAAATACTGAAGCACTTGTAGCTGTGTTGTTAGTAATACTCAACGAAGCAGCGTTATCAGCGTCGGTCATAGTTAATGAACCATCTGATAAGACAATGTCTCCACCTGTGATAGCTAACATATTTGAACCACCAGCTCCAACGATAGCAATTCTACCATTTTCGCCAACAGTCATAACATTAGCAACAGCAGCTGAACGACAAGTCAAATAAAATCCACCGTTCAATGTGCCTTCTGTTAATTGTAATTGGAGTAATGAACCAGTGGTTAAGGATGTTGAGCGTAAAACGGCAACACCAGAACTATCGGCATCAGCACCAAAAGTTGTAACAGTATTATCTGTAACCAATAAAGAAGAAACGGTGTTTGAACCTGTACCTCCAGTAATAGCACCAGATACTGTTAAATAACCAGACATTGTAACACCTTCTGCAGCATTTGAAGTTAAGATGTTGATGATGCCAGTTTTTCCAGCAGCGTCAAAGGACAAAGCTGAAGTGTCATCATCTTTCAAATCTCAATCAATAGCTGTAGCAGTTGAAGTGAAATCACCACCAGGAACGATACCAACAAAGGTAGCCTTACCAGCAGCAGTAACATTTCAAGTATTTGATGTACCTTCAATATCTTTACCAGTAGAAGAGTTTGTGACTTGAATCGCAGCTCCTGTACCAGAGTTAGTAACTGTTAATACATCGTTTGTAGCGTGGACACCAGCGAGAGTTCAAGTAGTACTGTCAATTTGAAAAGTCTTATCAGCAGCATACAAGTCATCTCAAGTTGGGGTTGCTCCACCACCACCTGTTCCTATAATTGTTGAAGTCCCTTGATGAACGAATACTAATTGATTGGATGTATTTGTATACAAGCCATTAGTATCGTTACCAAACGGGTCAGCAGAATAGGTATCTCCGAAGAGTAATAAACCATCTTTCAAGTTTATGTTTCTTGGAGAACTATAATTTTTACCATTTATAGTAGCCATATTAATAATTTAACTTAGTGTATAGTTTGATAGCGGCTAAACTATCTCTCTCACTTCTAAGTTGTTTTTTTAACTCCCAGTTTTTGAAAAGAACTGGGAAACTTTGAATCTATTTACTAGGAAGTAGGAGCAGATTCGTCACCCTTTGAACCAACTCACATACGAGCTGAATCATTAAATCCTAAGTCAAACATAGAGTGAACTGTAGTTTGTATTTCTTTTGTAAGATATCGTTCTATTGCTTGTTAACCTCTTGCGAGGCGAGTAACTCATTTCTGGTTACTTCACATAGTCGCCTATGTGTTTAGACTATCCCTTTATCCTTGTTAGGATACCTGATTATAGTCGTTGCACCTTTTCTTTAAACAACTTTTCTCAATCTTCTCTACCGTAATTTACAATTGCATTGCATCCCCTACATAATGTTATTAAGTTATCATCTTTACAATTCTCTTTGTTATAATCTATGTGATGAATACTTAATTTTTGAAAGTAATCTTTTTCTTCTACCCCACACAACTGACAAGTATGATTGTCTCTACCCTTTATTTTTTCTTTCAGTTGTTTTGTAAACCTAGTTGGGTATGGTTCAAAAGATTTACCTCCTTTTCAGTTATAATGATTTTCTGGATTAGCTAATCTAATTTTATTTTTAGCACTTATACTCTCTCTACCTTTTTTACTCATTCATCCTTTTAAGTTCTTGTTCCAAGGAATTTTTCCTTTTCTTGATTCGCTCATCTTTTTTCTAGTTTCTGGAGAGTTAATATAACCTAATTTTTGTTTTCTTGATTTTCTACCCTTGCTTATGTTTTCTTTGGTAGATTCTTTTCTTTTGCCTAATCCATTTTTATTACCTTTTAATGCAATTGATATTTTTTTTCTTCTTTCTAATTCTTTATTCATAATAAGTTGTTTAAAAAACTTGGCTCAGGATTGTCTGTTTTCACAGAGTTTCCCTGAATTTACAGGATTTTACTATGCTGTTACCAACATAGGTCGCATATAACATTGTTTGAATCAATTTGTTATTTTGTTTACGACGTTTACAGGGTCTACTACTGGAGCTTCTGATTCTACAAATTGGAAACCATTTTGGTCACCTAATTTTGAAGAATCAAACATCCATCAGTATGAAGCGTTTGTCAAGTAATCCAAAGCCAAAATATTGAAAGTTGGAACACCTGCACCATCGTTATCCATAGATTCTGGAATCTTGCCTTTTTCAATAGCACCTTTGATTTCCATAGCCTTGAAGTAGTTAGCAGAACCTGTTTTAACTACGACTGTGTCTAGTTTAGCAGGGTCTGGGTTACCTCTTGGGTCAACAAATAAGGAAGCAGTTCTATGAGCAGCTTTCAAACCAGCATAGTCAAATGCTAAATTGTATGTAGTCTAATGTTACTCTTGTTTATCTAAAAACAAGGGGTATACATTTCTGTAATACCTCTTATAATTTCTTATAAGGTCGGACTATCACTTCGCCTATCTGATTTGGCGTTGCTTCGGTTAGTCTCTGCGGCTGCGAATACCTTTGCGATGTAAATTAAGTTTTTGTCAAATATTTTCTCGTCTTATAATTTCTTCAACTGGAGTAGTTTTGAATTTTCTTCCTTTCTTATATCACTCCATTCCTGTTTGAAATTCTATTGCGAGTTGAGCTTTTTCTTTCTTGATAATTAAATAAGGTTCTATTTCTTTTAAGAATTCAAGAGCTTTATTTGATTGTATTGTCCACTCATAAACTCTTTTTCAGTTTTCTCGTTGTCTTCCTCGTGTTTGCCTACACGCACCTCATCTATCAAAAAGAAAATCTATTGCTCTACTATCTGTATTACAACAACCAACTATTAAAATATAAGTTGGATTTTTAGTTCTATACTTAGGATTGTTTTGACGATTGTCTTTATAAATTATTATGTGACCTTCACCATCAATTAGTCCTGCAGTATAAGCTAATTCTGCAATGGTATGCTTGCCTCTGATTCCCATAGAATTAAATTTAGTTGTTTTATATGTTATAAGTCTACCACATATAAGATTAAAAGTCAATCCCTTAGGGTTCCAAGTTATTTAGAAGCAATTTAAATTTTAAAGAGCATTTTCCAGATTACTATCTAAGACGGCACTACTACGCAAATGCGTATATACAAGACCGACCGTCATAGACGTAGTTGTTCATATTTGTACCACCATCTTCACGAGTATGGTCATCATCAATGAAACCTAATCCGTCACCACCAGCGATAGCGATAACTCTTGATGTACCGTTAGAATTGTAATGAGTATAAGTTAAAGACTCAAACCCATTTGTTAATCTTTCTGCACAAAGTTTTTCACGAATACGTGCATCAGCTTTTTTAAGTTCTGTTGCTACTGTTTGCAAGGAACGTTTCTCAATACCGAACATTCACATTTTATAGGAAAACGAGATAGCTTTTGAAAGCATTTCTTGTGTATATGTTTGGTGATTGGTTTGAATAGGAACATCCATTGTAATTACTGCATTCTCATCAGTAAAATTGGATTCCCCTAATCCTGATAAACCTCCATCCTTTTCATAAAGGTCGGTGGTTGTTCTGAAATTAAAGTATTTCTTATATTGCTCTGCAGGAGTGCTTGTCTTTGGTCAAATATTTTGAATTGACTTATCTACCAAGTCAGCTGCCTGGGCAATAGTTAAAGGAGCTGTAGCCATAATATAATTTTAATCTTTTATTAACTAAGCGGCTGCTTGACCGACTTTGATGAATTTTCCGACCACTTCTGTAGTAGAAGCAACACCTGTTTGTTCAAAAATGTCTGCAGTTGTTGTACCATCAGCACCATCATTATTTACTGTATGAGCGTCTGTCATAGGAACTCTTAAGTAATTATGATTTGTGCTGGTAGCATTAGTTGCTGCACATTTTCATTCTTGGTTGTTATCAATTAACTTAACCAAAACGGTTGTAGAAGCAGCTGTTGTTGCTTCCATAGCAATACCAAATAAGTTCAAAGTTGTAGCATTAGATAATGCTCAAGTTGTAACATCATAGGCATCACTTGTTCTGTCCTTGACCACTATATCACCAATAGCAAAAACTCCACCATTGTGGCGAACTCTTACGTTAGGTGTTGAAAGTGGGTCAGTTACTATACTGAATCCTGCCATATTAATTTTTTAATCTTGTTAATCCTACATCTCTGCTAATTCTTCGTCTGTTCAACCTTTCATATACTTATGTAAATCTGGGTCAATACTTGAAGATTTAGGTTGAGGTTTAGGTTTGTTGACTGTAGCTGAACCGTGTGAGGCGACTTTTAGTTTCTCACTTGCAGCAGCAGTAACATTTGGACTAACAGCAGATTCACCGACTACGCTTTTATGTACTCTATCAAAAAGCACTTTGTATGCTTTAGGATTTTGTGGCTTAGCGTATAAAGAAAGTTCTTCTTGAAATTGTTTTCATAAAAGGTCGTCTTTTTCATACTCAGGATGTACATCTAAGAAAGAGTGAAATTCATCATCTCTAACTTCGTTATACGTCTGTGTCTGTAATTCTTCCTTTTTTACGTAACCCTCTTTTTTAAGAGTTATATTAACAAGTTTATTAAATTTGGCTAACTCTTCAGGGTCAAATTCAGACAAGTCTTCAGATACCGTAGTCTTAGATATTGGTTCTTCTGGAACAAATAAATTTTGTGACTTAAGGTTTCTTACTTTTTGTCTTTCACTTTCAAGTTCCTTTCTTAAAGCCCTTTCTCTTGGGGTTTCACCCTCAACAGGTTTAGGCTCTTTTTTCTCGGGTTCTGTGTTATCAACGATAGGTTCTTCAACAACCTCTTCGGTTGTTTCAGTCTCTTCGTCTGGTTGATTATCTGGGGAAGATTCAGATTGAGTTTCCTTCTCTTCCAGTTCTTCCTCTTCTTCAAAAGGTTTAGAATCTGGTATATTTACTTCCACATCTAACGTTTCTGTATTTTCATCCATAATACTTCGTTTATTTTACCTGCTTGAATGCGGCAGGAGGATTTATTAAAGAAAAACAGCTATCGTCTGATAGCCGTTTCTGATTGTCATAGAAATCGTAGGAAAACTATGACAGCCAGGAACGACCATCAGTCTACGATTTTTTATTTAATTTTTAATGAACTAAGCTAATTTCTTGCTAAGTTCTATGATAGCAACATCTGCTACTCCGAACTCACCTTTATCATTCTTCTCTTGAATAAACTTCTTAATTCATTCAGAAGCCATTTCTGATAGTTCAAATTCTTTTGGTGCGTCTTTCTCAGCACTTCAAGTAATTGATTGTCCATCGTTCTTAATTCCTAACTCTTCAATCTCTTCTGGTTTCAAGTTGAGTCCTTTTAAGTCAAGAATAATTTCTGCTAACTTATTAAGGTCACCTTTGAATTGGTTTAAGATACCGATGGTTAAAATTCTTTCACTTGTGTTTAATTGAATTTTCATAATATAATATTTACGATTTTTATTATTTTCTAAGGCTAAGATTTTTCTTAATAACGTTGAGTCAAGCTTTGATTGTCTCAACACCTTCTCCACCCTTTAGAGCTTTGGTTCTCTTATCTTTCTTATAGAATGCAAGATAAGATTTATCTGCATTAGATTTCTCTAATGGAACATATAGGTCAAACTTAGGATAGTTTAGTTCAAATCCAAAGTCTTCGCCTAATTGTTCGTTAATTAGCTTTCTAATGTCTGATAAGATTTTATTATCATTACCATTAAACGCAACTGGCATTTCTTTCTTTACTTCTGATTTTACGTCTTGCTTACTTGCAAGTAACATATCTGAAAGTCCCTTGATAGATTTCGCTAATTCGTTGAACTCTTCTTTGGTAACAAAATCTGGTTTAGGAACTTCTTTTTTAATTGTTGTTTTTGGCATATTATAAATTTATTTTTACTACTTTTTAATTTTACATACTTGTAGTGAGTATGAATTTGTTTTACTCCTTTTGGAGATGCCGACCACTTATTCTATAACTTCTCTGCTTCCCCCAAGATATTCTATAATTCTCTTGGGTACTTCGTATTGTATATTGAAAACGACCTCTTCTCCTTCTTTAATGTCTTTAGTAGCCTTAACGGTTATCGCTCTTGTATGTTGTATTACTTCTATTTCTTTAGGTGGAGTTAATTCTAATAGGTCTTCGTATTCTTGTGGCTTGCCTAAAACTAAAGCAACACCAAATAACTCTTTTCTACTTACTATAGCGAATCTATCTCCCATTGTAATCTTTACTACTTCTGGGTCTTCCTTTCTAAAATTAATATCTACTATGACTTTATTCTTGCCTTCTAAGTCTTTTAACTTAACTGTGTTTTTATTCTTTAGCATATTCGTTGAGTTTATTTATTAAAAGTTGTAATCCATTTATCTGACCTTCCTTAAAGGCTAGATTCCAGAGTGTTTGAAACTCGGTATCTGTTTTAGGGGTCTCTGACCTAATCCTATCTATTAATTCCTTAATAGTAGTTTCGGCTATTTCTCAATTAGGGTCTTTTAATAAAGCTACTGCTTTGCATTGTTTTATGTTCATAACGATTTTTTATAAGGTTTATTGCATACCACCA